TATGAAGGTATCGAACCATTATTCTGGCACGCTGCGTCTGTTATTTCACCTGTTACAACAATATTCGTATAAGTGCTACCGCCTGATGTACATTGGTCTGCATTACATCCAACACTAATCACATCACCAACATAGACAGTATAAGTTCCAAATGCTGTATTATTTCTTGTTTCAACTGATACAGAGTTTATATACAAATCGTATATTCCATTTGCTCCACCCAATTCACTAAAACTCCAATATAAAGTAGCAGATGCACCTGCAGTTGTTGTCGTAGTTGTTGGCGCAGCGGTTGTGGTTGTAGTAGTTGATGTTGTGGTTGTAGTAGTTGTAGTTGTAGTCGGAGCCGCAGTTGTCGTAGTTGTAGTGGATGTAGTTGTTGTCGATGTAGTTGTAGTTGTTGCTCTTAAGTCCTGAATTACTTCATTATTACACAATGGACTTTTATTTACCAATTTTATACATTGAGTATTGTCAGGCAAAGTTACAATACCTGTAGAACCAACATTAGGCAAAAAGACATTTAATCCATCAGTGCAAATTGTATATGTGATACAATCTAATGAATAATATACATCATAGAAAGGACCTGAATTATTTCCTTTTTGTGTTAATGTTATTTGTCTATTTACGTTTGCCATAATCTTTTATTCTTTTATTATACACAACTTGCACTGCTTGTACATGCTGCTCCATATGTAATCGATGCACCGCCTCCACCTAATGCAACCCAGCTTCCACTAACTGCACATACTTTTAACACATCATTTTTAGCTAATGTGCCGGCTATTATTGAATTAGATGCACAATCGTGATAAACATATGTACCAGCCGATTCATTTCCTTGTGTAAGTGTTACACAGATACAACTTGCTGATGGTAAACAACTAACTGATGAAGATGTATTACATAGTGGGTTTGCAGGTATTTGGTTTCCTCTTACTAATAAAGAACTGGCTCCTGTTAATCCTTCTGAACCGCTGGCTGCGCAAACTAATAAAGTTTCATTTCCAGAAAGTGCTTGTGATTGTGCAGAACTACTACATTCTGTCCAAGTTGCTGTACCACCTGCTCCACCTGCTACAAATAAAGTACAATTACAACTTGCTGTTGATAATGTAGTTGTAGTTGTTGTAGGTGCTAACGTTGTAGTAGTTGATGTTGGATTACAAGATGCACTTGTATTTGTTAATGTAAACCCTGTACCAATTATTTGATATGCAGTTCCAACTGAATTACAATTACAGAATGAACCGGTCACACCGAATACATCATCACCAGGCACATAAATCAATTGAGATTCGCCAGTTATACAACTATAATAAAGAATTGTACCATCAATTGCTTGGAAATTATTATTATATGTCCAACTTGTACAATTAGAACAACTGAATGGTGTTGTAGTCGTTGTAGTTGTTGCAGCAGTAGTCGTAGTTGTTGTTGGTGCTGCCGTTGTGGTAGTTGTAGTTGTAATAACAGATGATGTAAATGTAAAATCACATGCAATTGCAGGAATAATATTTGGAAGTATATCTCCTAATATTGGACCTAATAATTGTAATTGACATTCACCATTTTTAAGGTTGTAATTATTTATTGCACGAAGGTGATAGTAGTTCCCGCGCCACTCTACTATATCATTGAGCTCCATCTTAAAATAATCCGCAAGAGGTATGATACCTTCGCAGTTTACCAAACGAGTACGAGGATTATAAAGTAAGTTTATATAATTTTCCCAATATTCGGTATAAAGAGAGCCTGTTGGTGTTGTTCCATATACTGCCGGCTCATTAAAGAATAGAAGTGAACGAGAGCCTGATGTAGGGTCTTGTCCTTCGTAATTATCAAAATAAGGAAAACCTTCTAATGGAGTTGATATAACACTACCTGTATTGCCATTAAAGTATCCTTGCACATAATAAGTTTCACAAGCTTTTACACCATTATAAAAATAAATGTGAGGTAGAACTCTTGCTGGTGCGTAGTTTACGCTACTGATAAAGGTTGGTATGTATATTCTATTCTTTGCCATTAATCTGTTGCTATTGCTTCTGCTCTAAATTGCAAGATTGTACTTGAAATATCAGCAGTTGTTATATTATAATAATATGTTGTTCCTATTGGACCTGTTCCTGCATTAAGGACTGTATATCCACTATCAGTTGTTTTTGAGAACACCCATGTCACACTTGCTCCTCCTGTTAATGTATCAAAAACTAATGTATCACCTGCGTTTACAGGGTATGGTAAGAAAGTACAATCTGGCGGTGAACAATCTACTATTGTTTCGCCTGTTAATGCAGTTGCCATAGCAGATGCTACATATGTTGTAAATTTCCTAATTGATGCATCTGTTGTTACCCTTCTATCTACATTACACGTACTTTCAACATAAACACCAAAATCAGCATCTCTTGTAGCAAAACTACCTGAAAGACCTGTTCCTTCAAGATAAACTAATGGTGAAGATGCGAATGTAGTTTTAACTTCAAACTTACCTTGTGAGAAAAAGTTTTCAGTATCTACATAATACGATTTACCATATTCCCTATTATTCAATTTACTAAATTGTTGTGAAATATAATCACCATCAAGTGTATCACCGAAGTTTAGTTGGTTTACAGCAAGGTTATTTGCTGGTATAACCTCAATCTTTTTGTCAAGGTTAATGTATCTATTGAAATCCTTAACTTCACCTTCTTTATACCATTTATTAAATTCTTCAACAATAAATTGACGAGGTTTAAGTTTATTAGGATAAATTACAAGATTAAATTTCTTTTGTATACCTGTAATGAAATCAATCTGCTTAATACCTGTTGTTCCGAATGGCATATTAGATGGAATATCTAAAACAAGGTTATCTCCACCCTGATTTACCTTTTTAATTTCTAAATAGGTACTTGCTAAACTATTGCCAGGGTTTAGAATTATTTGGAAAGGAGCAGGAGTATATGCATTAGCATATTGTAAATAAAACTTATAAGTTCCAATAGGTAATTGAGATGTATTAAATTCTGTTACTAATTGAAATTGTTGTGTTTTAACTTGTGTTGCATTATATGTGAATATTTGCTGCATGTATCTGTTAAAATTAACCAATGTTGTTACAGATACTAAAGCGCTTGTTACAGCATCCCTTACACTTAAATAAAAAACAGGAACTGAATTACCTACACCTGTCGATTTTAATTCAAAGTTTAGAGCCAATTCACCTCTCAATCTTGATGGAACATCTAAAGTATATGTTCCAGCACTATCTATGTTATTTTGTGGATTGTATTGAACATTATACCAAGGGAATTGTAAATCCACACCGGCAGACATTGTAACGTTTGTTTGCCCACTACCTGATATAGGTGCTATTTTAAAAAGACCGTAAGTTTCTAAATCAATAGAATCATACACAGGGTATTTTAACTGATTATTACAAAGAAGATATACGTTATCTAACCAAGGTTGTGTCCAAAATGAGCCGGAGTATGTATATCCATATGTTTCAAAGATTGCATCCCATACTTCTTTTATACGAATAGCAGGTTTAAAATCTTGCACACAAAGGGCACCTTCATTTGAGTCAATACCAAAGAATGCTTCTTCAGGGGTAAATTGTATTCTTTGTCCATATTCTGCAAATGGATAAACTATGCTTCCACTAAAAAGGTCACCATTCCAACTTTGAGAAATATTATTAAAAGATGATGTGTGATTAAATTGTGAAAGAGATGCAGTTAAATCTGTTAAATAAAATCTATTGATATCTCTTGCAAATGAAGAAAGACCACCATAGATTGTTATTTCGTATGAATCAATAAATTTATTTGCAATTACATTTACTTTATTCAGTTGTAAGTATCCTTGTGCTAAATAAATTCCATCAAAGTCCAAATAACATGGAACTTTAGAATTGGTTGAAAATAAGTAAGGATTTGTAATTGAGATATCATAAACATGCTCAAAGAATGCGTTATTCTTTTTTGTACCTGGCACCGTAATCTGACGAGTAAAGTCTGCAGGTAGCACACCAATATCAAATAGACCTGTTACGTTATCTGATAAGAATATTTCTTCATCATCAAACAAGTCCAATTGAGTTCCATTGGCTACTAACTTAAACGCAAATCCTTGTGTACTTGTTACTCCCATTAGATTATCAATTTATATGCCTGTCCCCAATTAAAGTCAAATCCATATTGAATTACCTTATCAACAACGCCAGTTTTAAATGTAATTGATGATGTGTTTATAGTAATCGGTCTTAAATCGCCTGTTGCTTCATCATATATCCAATAAATTTCATCAGATACAAGAAGTTGTTTAAATATTTCGTTATATGCTTCATCAACCCAGTCGGTTTGAACAGATATTGCTTGTGTAGAGTCAGAGATATAATTGAGAACGGAGCTATCGTAATTATTATATTTTAATGTAGGAGATTGCCATGTACCAAGTTGTGGTTGGTAAGTTCTTCTCTCTGTATTGAATGATTGACGATTAACCATATTAAAGTTAAACCAATCAAACTGTCCGTAACGATTTTTCCATTTAATTCTGATATTAGGATACTTTTGCTCACACACTATGTTATAAGTGATAGGCTGCCCCAAATCCGTTGAATTATTTTGTGCTTGGATTGTGTAATAGGAAAAACTTCCACTCAAAGGAAACCCACTTTCTGTTGCTCCTATTGGATATTGTTGTATTTGACCTGATGATGAAAGACTACTACTCAAAGTATAATATGCAGTTTGTATATCAGATGTATAACGGATTCTGTTAGGTTGTGAGCCTGAATTTGCTATACCAACATAAACACCACTAAACCCTTCGTTTGTAGTGAATGCTGATTGTGTTGCAGGTCCATCTGTCATCAGAGGCCAATGTGGAGTTTTAGAACTTATTGCTTGTCCAATTGGTTCTTGAAATATTGAATATCCATCTAGGGCTTTATATGTAGCACTTCTAACATTGGAGCCAGTAACATATGTGCTACCTGAAAGATATTGATAATAAAATTGACAAGCAAAATACATTACGTTTGATGTATTCACCTGTGCTAAATCCTGAAGTGTTGAATTAAGTATTCTGTTCAAATCAAATATACCATACAAAGATGTATTAGGATATTTTGTCATTGTATAGTCAGATGAAGACCCACTTGCTGTAGGTCCACCTTGCCAATAATACAATTCAGCAACGTATTGAAAATCGCTATTTTGTAATAAAGACGAACTTGTTTCAACAACTGAAAATATAATTGGTGATTGTGCTAATGAACAAGTTGCCGGAGTTTGAACTATATTAATTGGCATTTGCTAATTTGTTTTCTATTTAACCAATTAAATCGGTTTTGTAATTGATGGTTATCCTTTTCTTATTGTTTCTCTTAATTCTTGAGCAATACTTTTACCAACCTCTTTTACATATTTTTTAATTGCTGCTTTTACTTCTGATGATTTCCAAGCTTTACTTCCGTAGTTAATTGATTTTTTATTTCCTGTTTTTTGATTTCTTACAGTCCCACTAACATTTGGGTCATTCCACCATTTACCATATTTTGCTTGTGGTGGTGCAACAAAGAATGTAATTTTAGCATCTCCACTTTTATCATATTTAACCATTCTTTCAGGCGTATTATATGACCTTAAAGCATTACGAAGATTGCCTGTACGACGGGGTGCAAGTTTAGAACCTACATTGCGAACAGTTTTTGCTAAATCTTTAAGTGCTTGTGGTCTTACAGTAGCCATTAACAATTAGGATTAGGATAAGAGCCTGATGGAAGTAAATCATACAAACATCTTGGTCTATCGTTGTGAGTAACAAGTGTAAACGTTGCTACATGTCCTGCTAATCCGTTATTAAATCTTTCTACAAATGGTTCACATATGATATCACCTTCAATATCAAATGCTGCAACTGAATATGCTGTATAAGATGTTAAATCGTTTATAATTGCAAGTGTGTTAGCAAGAATATCTACATAATCATCTACACCAAAAAATTCAATGGTTTGTTTATTGTAAGTGGTTTCAGTAACATTTGCTGGTCTGCCACTTTCATTATTTTTATTCTTAATCTTGTCCGCAATTACCAATTGTACTTCATGTCTTGTCACACTTTCTGCAATAGTAGTTGAAAGTATATTGATATTGCCAAGTGGATACATTGGAAACTCTCTATCATCAACATCCTGAATATCACCTGTAGTTACTTTCGTAATTTGTGGATGATTACTCATTATAGTTTCGAAGTAATCCAAAACATTGTAGTAGAGTGTGTAATTAACTCCCTGATTATATTGTAAATAATTTGGCATTATCAAAAATTTTTTGTATGTTTACTTAAAAAGATTACAACTGAATACCACCAAAGTACTGGTTAGTTTGGTCAGGATAAATCTGGGTTTGATTACCAACACTTTCAAGGTATTGAGGTAAGTCTTGAGAATAAGAAATACAAAAGTTCTGTAATCTTAAAGCCCAATAGTCAGCATTTGTCTGAGCCTGCTGTTTCAAATAATCTATTTCAGCTTTTGATGGTGCTACTCCCTGTTCACTCTGTTGCTTCACTGCTCCATTAGATTTGAATTGTATAGAACTAAATGGAATATATTCTACACAGGTATACCAAACAAGTGATGGTTTTACATAATCTTCCATTAACTCATAGTATCTACCTGTAAATGGAGTACCTGCAAGTATTTGAGTTGCAAGATAATCATAAAGCACAGTACCTAAAAGATTCTTTAAGTATTTTATTTGTGCAGTATAGATAAATGGAAGTAATGCATCAGCATCAATTGCACCCTGTAAAGGTGTTGTTTTTATTATATCGTTTCTTGATATGAATAATGCTATAGCCATAGTTTTTATTTTATAAGGGTTTCGTATTCTTTTTCAAAATGTGCTGGCATAACAAACTTTTCAATAGGTTGGTCAGGCTTTATTTCTTGCACATCAGTTGTTGTTTGGTCTTCTGTTGTAGCTGGATTTTCCATTGAATCATTAACATCTTCTTCTACTTGGTCTACAGTCTGACCTGTTTCTTCAGCGGTTTCAGAAAGAATTACTAACGGAGTTAATTGTTCAAAGTATAATTGTAATTCTCCACCATATCCGCCTTCTCTTAAAACATAATCTAATGAATTAAGCATAAGATTTTGGAAAGGAGCAATGGTCATTGTTTGTAAGATGCTAAATGCTGTTTTCATTTCCTCTGATTGAGAAGAGAAACCATTTGCTTGAGTTCTGATACCAAAAAGAAGAGGTGAAGTAATTCTGTGTCCTACAAGTATTCTATCCTGTGCATATTCTGCAACATATCTGAATTTTTCATGTAAGTTATCAATGTTTACTACATCAATAGTTGGTTTAGTTGCCGGGTCATCGTTGAATGATAACATAAACTTACCGGCGTTATTAGTGCCTGTAAATTTAGCATATAATAAATCTTCTATCGTTTGTCTCTCTTCAGGAGCAGGTACACCATTGTTCATATTCAACATAACCATTGGTAAGAAACCATTCTCTATGTTGTTTATGTGTAGATTAGATAATTCTGCTTCTACAAGGGAAAATTGCATTGCTGAAACCCAATCAGGTAGAGAATAGTAATATAAGTTTGGTGAATAATTCTTCAACCAAAACAATTCCATCTTTTCTGATGATGTTCCGAAAGCAGGTATTTTCTTTTTATCTCTAATCTTTCTTTGGTCTTTCCAATCTACACAATAGTAATAATTTTGTATACGAGGATTATCATATATCTTTTCAGCACGAAGTGTTTGAACTGGCACATGATAAATCTTAATTATTTTTGTATGTTCATCATTCCAATAGATTTGCATTGCTGCATTTCCAAATAATTTAAGGTCAAATGCCATTCTCTTTACATCTTCCTGTGGTATTAAGCGATTTAGAGTATCGTTAAACGCTTCATCTTTAGAATATAATCCTTTACCATAGATTAAGTCAGCAATCCCTTCTATACATGCTGCATTCGTTGTAGATGTATTATAGCAAAGGTTTACTGCATCAAAGAAATCATCTTGTGCATATACACCGAATGGCACCCATCCGTATCTGCTTTTTGTATCTTCTGTAATAAGTGGCAGTGAATTTGTATTTGTTCCTACATTAACTACTGCAAAATTTGTTTGTCCTTTCATATTTTATTTTTTAATACGGTACATAACAGTCTTGTCCTTCATCGTTTAATGAACACAATCCATTTGA